CCCACTTTATGCCAGTAACAACAGCTTCATAGTTTTTTTCAATGTAAGCGTAGGGGCTTTCAACATGTTTTATGGTTGAGTTAAACATTGCTTTGGCTAATATTACTGGGTCATTTACAATTAACTTACCAAGCTGTATACCCATAACTGATAGTTCACCAGTTGTTAAAAACGCTCTTAGACCTTGTATAAAATCTAATGGCGGGCCCGTAATTGAGTTTTTGTTTTGTGTGTAATCAAATAAATCTCCAAAATTTTTCTGAACACTTTCTTCTACTTCTTTTGGTATTGGCTTACCTAAAATTGTAGACTCACCATATTTTGTTCGCATAAAGTTTTGCCTTATACCAGTTTCTCTTTTATCAAGTTCATCTTTTCTTGCTTTTAAATGAACAACAATAGGGTGCTGAGTTTGTTCTTGTGCTAGTAGTTCTTGATATTCTTGCTGTATTTCTGGTGGTCTTGTTTTTCTTTTTTCAATAGCATTTATTCGCCTTCTAACGCCATTATATGTAGCTAGCCTGTCGCTTAATTCTTTTTGTATTTGTGCTTTTTCATTATCTAGTTCGGCTTTAATTTTTGACTCTGCGTAAATATCTGACCTTCTTTTTAGTGGCGCTGTTTCTTCTAATCTTCTTTGCACTATTGATCTTCCAAGCAAATCAATTCCTTGGTGAAACCTAGATTGCAACGCATATTTAGGGTTCATCACAACTTCGTAACCTTCATCTAGTAAATCATCAATATCTTCAAATAATCTATTTTTTATAAAATCTGTTTTACTACCTTGCACACCACTTGTTCTGCTTGCCTGCAACCCTAAAGTATCCATTATTCTACTTGTAAATGATTGCTCATTCTTGTCAGGTCTTTTGGTAACAATTCTGTGAAAATAATATTCTTTTTCGTTAGCTATGATTTTTGTTTTCATACCCGGGTCCTCAAATTTTAACCTGTCAAACAGTTCTCCTATTTTTCTATACTGGGCATTTTGGTGTTTTTGTATTGATTCAAGCAAAGCTCTTTGATCTTGTGTTAAGTCATACCTGTTATAAGATGGGTGTTTAGGGTCAAGTGAATTTACAATGTCGTGTATTGTTCTTGAGTAAGATGAAGCATAAGCGTTGTTGTCAATTAACCATTTCTCTCTAACTAAAGTTCTTTCGTAATCATCCATGTCAACATTTTCTAGTTGCCTTTTATCAAATTCATACCTAGCTATTATCTTGCCTTCTTTATCTTTTGCTACTAACTTGTCACTGTATTTTAAATTTAATGCTTTACCATCAAGTTCTTCACCAAAACCACCAAATATTATTTTTTTAATCCTTTGACCTAAAGGACCTTTTCTAAATAATTTTTTACTTAAACCACTACCTTTTATGTTAAACATAAAATGTTGTTGCATTGAGTACATAATTCTGTCTATGTAACTATCAGCTAATGCCATTTCTTTTTGTCTCCACATTTCAAACTTAGCTCTTAATATTCCTATTTCGTCATTTGGTCTATACAGGTTTGGGTTTACAAATTTTAAAGGACTAAGCACTGCTCTACTAATAGAGTTAGACATAAGCCCAGCAATTTGTTTTCTTTGTGGTTCTGCTAAGTTCTCCCAATAAGTGTCAAGGTTTAAGTTGGTATCGTACTCTAACTCACTTGGGTCTATTGGTGGTTTTTTATTGTTGTAAACATCAGCTTCGTGATCTGTTTTAGTCCTTCCTCTTGCATCAAGGAAATCAGCTGTTAAAGTTCTTTGAGAACCATCAATTGGGTCTTTTTTATCAAGAGCTTTGTACTCACCAACATCTTTTGATTTTGGCACCAATTCTGTTTTAACTTCAGCTATTTGGTCACCACCTTGTAATTTTTCTACATCACTTGGTGGTTTCTTGCCACTAAACCCTTGCTTAGTTGCTTTAGCAAGATTCTCTGACGTTGCTTCTTCAAATCTTTGGTTTGCTTCATCGTAAAATCTTTTTAAATCATCTTTGGTTTTTATGTTAGCCTTAAACTCTTCTTTAAACTTTTTTGAATCATCTAAAGCTTCTTCAATTGGAACTACTTTAATTACCCTAGCTTTGTTGCTAATTCTTGGCCTAATAAAAAATTCGTTACCAAAACCCCTGTCTAAGAAATTGTAATCTTTTGCAGGTACTTGCGACATATCTACAATTGCAACGAAATCCCTAGATACTTGCTCACCTTTTGATGTTACCTGTTTGTTGTAGAAGTCATTCCAATTTTCTAAGTCAGATGTAATCATTAGTGCACCCTTGTGTGGTTTGCTTCCAGTAGCTTCTTTTGCTAAATCTTGTGGCCCTTTATCTGGGTTTATCCAAAAGTTTTGGTCTTTGGTTACATGATAGTATCTACCATTTTTAAATTCTTTAAATACAGAGTTTTCAAAATCTTGGTAGTTGTCATATTTTTGAGCTTCATTAAACAAACCACGTTTCCATGTAGCATGTTTTTGAATTTGGTAATTGTTTAAAATCCTGTTTATAGCAGTTTTGTATTGAGATATAATTTTTAAATTACCTGCTATTTTTCTAGTTTCTTTTAAGTCTTTTAAAACTTCTTGCAGTTGGTCGTATTGCCATTGTGAAATTTGCCTACTGTCTAAATTAATACCAGTAACTAAAATTTTTTTAATTTGGTCTCCGTATTTAGTTCTTATTGTTTGTGATGCAGCTTTCTTTTTACCTGACCTATCAGTAATTTTTGGTATTCTTAGAATGTCTGCCCATTCATCACCACTAGCATTTTTAGTTAGACCAGCAAAAACAGAATTAACAAATCTTGTTTTTTCTTGCAAACTATCAATGTAATTTTTTCGTAGTGTATCGTTACTTATATTAAAAAACTCTGGTGCTGGTTCTTGATCTGTAGTAACTTCAGTTGTTTCTGTTTTCTTTTTTGTTAAATCTTCAGCTGTAAATTTTTGTTTTCCTGTGCTGTCAACTTCCCCAGCAAAGTATTTAGGGTCGTCAAGCAAATTTTGGGTGATTGAGTAGTAACCTTCATTTGACTCTGTTGCTTTTACAGCTAGATCGCCAAGTTCTTTTAATGTAGTATTCCTGTATTCGTCAGTAATTGACTCAACATTTGTATCAAAATGCTCAAGCGTACCCCTTAACTCTCTTATGATTGCTTTCCACTGATTTTCGTTAAATGTAACAAATCCATATTTTTCTCGTGCGTTAGCCAATCTTGTTTCTAAAGGATCAGTTACGCTTCCTTGTATTTGTATTCTACTTCTATCTAAATCAGTAATAATGTTTCTTAAACGAATATCATTTGTCCTGCTAACAAAATCTTCTCCAAAAAACTTTTTTGCAGAAGCAATAGTATCTTTCCATTCAAGTTTAATTGGTGGTCTTTGTGGCTCACCAAATTGTGCAACAGTTCTGTTATAGTTCTGTATGTAATCAAGAAAAGCATCTTTTGCAAGCTGTCCTCTTGCATGAAATTGTTGTTCCTTTGGCAACTTTCTAATTGCAGTCATTGCTTTTTTTAATTCATCACCGAGCTCGTTGTAAATATTACCAATGATGTCATTTGGTGTGATAGCTCTCCTGCCTTCTAGTATTTGCCTGCCTTGCCCGTTTACTCTCAGCGGAGTAAATTGTTCTTCCATTGTTTTTGGAAAAGGGTTCTTTGCATCATCAAACTTTACTTTTTGGTCACTTAGGTAGTCTTGCATCTTTTTTATTAACTCACCAGATGTTTGCAAAGTGTCATAGTAAGTGTTTTGTATTAACTCAATTTGAGCTTTGTGACCTTCAATTATTGATTCAATTGCAAGCTTGTCACTGTCACTAAGTTGTAAATATTCTTGCGATTCTGTAATTTCTGTTTTCAGTGTTTTGTAAACATTGGCGTTTTCATCATCCATCAGCGCTTCAACATAGTTTTGTATATTGTTTTTTGGCGATTCAACATCATATTTATTTAATATTTTTAATAATTCTGTTGTTGATTTACTTGTTTGCAACTTAGTATCTGCAAATTCTTTTTTCATTTCTTTGATTACAATCGACAACGGGTCTACTCTTGGAACTATGTTTCCGTCAGAACCACCAGTAATTGGTCTTTCAAAATACATATTTAGTTTTTCTAAATATTCTTGTGTTTTCTTTTTAGATAAGTTGCTCCTTGTGCCCGGTATAATTGAAGATACCTGTTTTACTCCTGCTCTGCCAAGACCATAGCTAATTTGTCCACCAGCAATACCACCACCTGTAAGGGCTAGTGCTCCACCAAAGCTTAACAGTGCATTTGCAACTGGGCTCTTTTCTCTAAATTCTGGGTTGTGTTTTTCTATAGCAGCATCAATACCACGCATACCAGATACAAAAGCTGTACCTAGCGCTAGTTCTGAACCACCCCTTTGCAACATTCCTTTTAGGCCCGGTGTGTGGTAGCCAAAAGGTTTTAGTACATTACCAACTGCACCTTTGAATCTATTTTGTTTGGCTGGAGAAGTAATAACTTTATTGTTTATAGGATAGGGCCTGTATCTTGCTCCTAAATTAGCTTGTACAATATCTTTATTTATTTCGTTCTTAGCGATTGCACCATAGTTTTTATCATAAACTGTTTGCTTTATAGCTCCACTAACACCGGTTCCTGTAGGTTTTGGGCTGTATGCCATCATAGCTGCAATTGTAATATGAATATCAAGTGGTGCAGTGTTTTGCCTAAAAGACTCAGCAACAAAACCTGCTTCCGCACCAAAGTTTTCAGTTACATAATTAGTAAACTCTACTGGTAACACAGGTTCTAAATATGACTTATCTAACTCTGAAAATATTTCACCATCAATTTCTTCTTGCTTAATGTATCTTTGATATGATTTCCCAGCTATTTCCCCAAACTCTGGCAAAGATATTATATTTGCTAAGTTGTCGTTAAACTTTTGCACACCTGTCATGTGCTTTTGTCTTTCTTCTTTGTTTTGCTGTTTTGATTGTGTCCACTCTTGTATGTAATCAAGTGCAGGAAAGTAAGTGCCGGGGTCCAACACTGTGTTTAGGATTGGCACTACTATGTCGCTTGATGGTGCAATGTCACTTGAGAATTGTTTTACTGGATCAGGGATGCTGTCAAAACCTTTTTTTACAGCATTAAAACCATAATTTAATCCTCTTTCAGCACCTATTCTTAAAATGTTAAAATTAGATGGTGTTTTTTGTGCTGTGTCATAAGCATCACGCAATCTTCTAATTGTTTGATCAGTAATTTCTTTTCTTTTACGTTTTGATTCAGAAGTTGAAAGGTCTAAAAAATTTTCTGTTGGTACGCCTGTATAGTTGTTAGTACCACTGCTAATGTTGTTCCATGTTTGTCTTAGAAAGTTTCTAAACCCTGAGTCTGTAGGTGTATCTTCTTTTGGAAATCCCATTTGTCACCTCTAAAAACCTGTAAATGAAAATTGATAAACGCTTTTCCTGTCTTGTGTTTGTTCTTTACACTTTGGGCAGGTTTGTTTTTCTTCCTTAAATGATTGTGTTATTACTTCAAATGTATTAGTTTCGCAGTCTTTATTTTTGCAAATGTAATCGTATTTTGGCATTAATCTGGCTTCCTTGCAACTTCCCCCATTAACACTTCTATATTACCATCAACTATCCAGTTAGCGCTTGTCACAGTGCTTGATACTGTTAATGCTTTGCTAACTAAAGAGTTGTCTCCACCTATCCTGTTAAACGTAATTTCTAGTTCACCAATGTCTAATTTTTTTAAATCACAAGTTCCACCACTAGAAACAATGTTAGTAAGGTTTAATTGGTTGACGTATGTCTTAGATGATGACATTGAATCTAGTGGCGATATATGTAATCGGTCATACAAGCCACCTTCCGTTTGAAGCAAATCGCTCATGAAATACCCACCACTTACTCGTAAGTTAGGTATAGTTGATGAAGCTGTCTGATATACAGACAAGCCATCTGCTTGATTATCTTTTATTGTAATCTTGTTTGCGTTTATGCTTTCAAGGTTTAATGTTTTACAACTGTTTCTGCTAAACACAAGCTTGCCTATCTCAATCCTAGTGTTGTTACCATCAATAAGGATTGCTTCTGTTTTACTATGTGGCAAAGCTGATGGTTGTCCATTACTTGCATAAGATGTACCTATGTTTACGTTTGATATATCAATTGTTTCTACTGGAGTGTCGTTTAACAGAACCCGCAATGTATTAGTAGTTATCTCTTCTTTAAATTGTTCTTCTAGTTCAGAGTTTGGTATCTCAGATGGAGCAAGATAAACACCTGCATCACGATTGCTGAACGACCTTTCCGCTAAAATTGTTTCGTTTACAACCACACCAGTTCCAACTGTAGAACCAACTGCTAAGAAAGACATAGCCATCTGTGGACTAAATCCTAACTTAAGAAGTAAATTGTATGGACTTGCCATAACTTGAAAGAACCTATGCCATTTCTTGCTCTCTTGATCAAGGTAATCAACCTTAGCCATCACATAATCTCTGATAATAAGGCCTTTCCTGTAGGCTTGTATTGCCAATAACACAGGAGAGTACAGAATAGAAAATATCATTCTTTTAAAAGCTTTTGCTATTTCCAAGAAAAATTTGCCAAACCCTTTTACAACTTTGACAGGTATTCCTAGTATCCCTTTAATTATTTTTATTATTTTTTTCATTTTGAATATACTTCACCTATTACAATTATACTTGCCAAACACAAACCAAGCAAAGCTGTTGATGCAATAAGTTTCTTTTTTGCTGTGCTTTGTGTTTTATTTTTACCTGACATAGGTTTAGTAGCCTGTCAAAAATCTTGTTCTTGGAACTAAGTTTCTTGTGTATGGGTTACCCATTTGCCTGTATATTCTGTCAGTAAATGGTATCGTGCTTCTTCTATTGCCAGTAGCAGGGTCTGGTGTTTGACCTAAGAACTCAGTAAATCTAAGTGATGGCTGTTCACCACGTAATGCTTGTGAACCTAATTCTGCAAGAAACTCATTCTGTACATCTTGAAAAACATTTTCTAGTGCTTGTTTTTTTCTTTGACTTGTTGGTAAATTACCAAATAAATTTTGATAGCCACCAAAGAAAAGTGATCTTCGGCCACTTTGTGAATCTTCTAAATAATCTAAGAAAGGATTGTCTGCCATTTAACTACCAAAAAACTCCTCAGTTATACTTCCATCAGCTCCAACTTTTCTTTTCTTTAAACCATAACCCCTGCCAAGTTGGTCAATTAGTCTTGCAGGTGTTCCTTCTGTACCAAGTCCTGTTCTTGCTGCTTCTCTTATTTGCAAATCACCAATGCTTGGCAATGATCCTGCAATTAAATTAAATCCTGTAGAACCTAATTGTCCACGTAAAGCTGATTGTGCTAAGTTTTCAAGACCTCTGTTAAACTGTTGATTTGTTCCGCTAGTAATCGCACTTCTTAATGGGTCAGCTAAAACTTCTTCTGGTGCACTTGCAAGCTGGCTAAACAGCCTACCTGACCTTCTTCTTAGTTCTTGTGGCGATATTCCCCCAACAAAATCTTCAAATGTTGTTCCTTGCCTAGCTAAACCTGAACCTTCCATGTCAATACCTTCTAAACCTAGCGCATCTAATATTCCTGTGTTTTCTGTAAGTAAATTATTTGCTAAACTGCCAAGCCCGTAAAGTGTTTGGTATGCAGGTGAGAGTGAAGTTAAAAAGTTTTGAAATCCTGTTCTTGGACCTTCAGCTGTAAAATCACCAAATCCTTGACGGCCTAAACCACGTAAAAACGCCGCTTCAGTACCAAGTGGTCCTACCCCTTCAAGAGTTTCTGGTATACCAAGCGCTGCTCTTGCAGCTGACGAAGCACCAATAAGTGCTCCTGCATCAAAATCACCACTGGCCATCCCGCCACCACCAAAGTCTCCTGTCATCCTAGAAGAACCTTGAAATGCTGCGGCTGGAAAAACATCTATATCTCTTAATATTTCATTGTCAAAACCTGATGCTTCTCTAATTACATTCCCATCTTCATCAACAAAAGCATTTTGCTCACTGTCATATCTTGTGCCATCAGGTAAACCAAACGTGTCTAATAAATTGTCAGGTAACTCAAAAAAGCCAGTATCTTCAAAATCTTCTAAAAGCTCTTGCAATCCATTATTATTACCACCACCATCATCACCACCATCATCACCACCATCACCACCTAAATCAGCTGGATTCATTCCAAACAATGTTCTTGTGTCTCTACCTTCTGATGCTAGTGTAGGTCTAAATTGTGTTCTTTCATCTTCTGGTAGCAACTCTAAAGCTTCTTCTAAAGCTGATTGAGCTAAACCTGCTGATGGAGCTAATTGTGTTAAATTTTCTCTGGTTTGCTCTGGCGCATCAAATACTGATTCACCGACAGTTATAGGAGCATCACCACCTTGCAAAGTTACAGACCTAACTGAATCACCTGCTTCAGCTGCTTGCTCATTGGCAATACGTGCAGCAGTTATTTGGGAATTTGGTCCATCAGGCACATTAACATCAAAAGTTGAACCCGATCCTAATGTAATTGTATATATTGCCATTATGCTCCTCTTGCACCCGGTCTTGGTTCACCCGGTGCTCGTGTATTATTTGGCGGTGTAGTGCCACGCATCAAATCCAACCCTATCGCCGATCCCGGCACAGCACCATTATTTAAGTTTAAAACAGAATTATCTGGATTTCCACCCCCTTGTGGTGGTGGCATAGGTCCTTCTTGTTCCATGCCCTGTTGTTCTGGTGGCATATTAGATTGTTGCAGTGTCAACATACCTTGTAACATTTGTATTTGGAATTGTATTTTTGACAACTCGTCTTGCCTTTTCTCTTGGAGTAATATTCTTTTTAGTTGTTCAAGATAAAAAGATGCTTCTACTTCTTGCCCTGTGTCAGTCAAACCTTCCCAGAAAGCAAATGCTGTAGCTTTAGGTTCAGCAAGTTGTGCTTGTTGTGCAAATATTTCTTTTTTAAATGAGTCAGGGTCCTCAACATCAAGTATTTTATCGTAAATGTAACTGTCTGGTGCCATTGGAGTAGGGCCTTCTCTAAGCATCTGTGCAGTTGAGAATCTTGCCGGGTCCTCTAATCCTAATGTGTTTTTGAAATGCACTGACAAGTTACCAGCTTTTGCAATATCTTCTGGCTCAACTTCTTCGTCATAGAACTCTTTGAGCTCTTCCATTTGACCTCTAAACTGTATTGTTCCGTATTTACCGCTTTGATACTGCCATCTGGTGAGCTGTCCTATTTGGTAAAAAGCATTACCCAAAGCTTCTAGTCTGTGTAAAATTTGATGACTTGCTCCTGATCTTAAAATATTGGCTGCGTGTCCTGACAGCTGAAATTGTAAATCACCAAAGACTACGTTTGGCAATGTACCTTGCTGGAAGTCTGAGTTTACTAATCCAATAAACTGACCTGCATCAGCAATTAATTTCATTTCTGGTGCCAACTCTATGTTCTCACCTTCCTTCAACTGTATGTTCGTTCCTTCTTTGTAAGGGTCATCCATCAGTCTTAGCCTTCCGTCTCTTGATCTTAGAATCAATGGGTGTTTAACAGAACGTCTTACAAGTGTCATGAAGTCTGACATTGATTTATTGTGCACGTCAATTAGGTTTCTTACTTGACCAAGAACACTTTCTCCAACAAACTCCATGCTTGTTGACTTGTCATCTTTGCCTTGAACCATAGGTGCAGGACCAACAAATCCTAAAAAGCCCGGACACTGTGGATTTCCAAAACCATCTGTGACTTGGTGCTCTACAGGCTCTACAAGAAATTTATCCTGAGCAACCACACATCTAATTTCTTTGTTGATATATTCTATTACTTCAATATCTTCTTCATCATTTCCGTTTGTTTCCATTGAGAAGTCTATGTCATACATGTTTTGAATAGCGGAAGCTGACCTATACCTAGAATATGCAATCCAGTTAAGGCCCATATCTCCAGTATCCCATGTTGTGTGCATTGGATCCCAAACATCAATCTCGCACATTACTTGGTCTTTTTGCTTGTTAAACATTGCCTTGCCGGCAAACCATCCACGAGTTCCAATGTAATATGCTATCTGGTTTTGAATAGTGGGGTGCATCAACGATATTAGTCTATCGTTAGCCATTTTGATGCAACCCCTAAAAAATTTTTCAAATGCTACGCCAGACCTTCTTGATTCTGCGTTCTTTGCATCGTAGGTAGTTCTAACCACCATAACAGCTTCTGACAAGTAACTAATAATTTTATCTGTCATGGTTCTTGGCTTGTTAGTTGTGTAGCTCTGGTAGCCTTCACCAGCATCGTATTGATCTAGAACGTAGTAACTGTAATCTAGTTCCCATCTATTTCTTAAATCTTCAAAAGCCGTATGCTCTCGCTTAGTTACGACTCTTTTGACTATATTTTCTGGTGTTATTTTTTCTGCCATTTTATATCCAGTAGCTAACTTCGGCTTCTCTGTCTAATTCGTTTGGTCCTCTTGCGTAACCAAACTCAGATATTAATCCGTAAGTAACTGCCTTTACAGCGTGATTATACCTGTCTCTTGGCGTTTGGCCAAGCACATTTCCTTCTTTGTCCATCGCCCAGCTATACACTTGTGCTCTGCCAGTAAATGGATTTGGACCACCACCAAGCTCTGAAATTAGCCCAGTACACTTAGGATTTATTACCATGTTTGAACTTCCTGTAATCGGGTCAACTTTTAAAAACGTGTTAAATCTTTCTATGCCATCTGTAATCCTAACACGAATTGGTTCTAAGTATAATCCTGTCATTTCAAGCCATACTTCTACTTGAGAAGGCATAGCTTGATGCTGAGTACCTGCTACGTCAATCGCTCCACGTTTATCAGCAAAACCCCACCAACTCTTCATCTGTGCCATCTGCACAATCTCAGGCCCAATCTTTTCTTGCTCATATATTTCATCAAAAATTCTTACCTGTCCATCAATTACTTGTGCAAACATTACGGCGTATGCACTTTCTGATGCTCTAGAATATCCGGGGTCAATCCAGATATACACTGGGTAATCATCAACATAATCTACATCATCAATGTGTATTTCATTTCTAAACATTTCATGCACCCGGCCTTTTGGCGGTGCAGGTATTCCTGCAATTCTTTCCTTGTACCAAGCATCACTATGGTCTCTCAACATCTTCTGAATCTCTGGATCATCTTCGCCGTCAGGAAATAACGCTAGATTACTCCATGTAGGCAGACTAAAACTCTTTGAGTCCTCTGTTTTCTGTATTGCTGGCGACTGCCACGCTGTAAATCGCTCCGGATACCATCCTAAACTACTTTCAAACGTACCTTCTAGCAATAACCACCCTCTACTCTCCACTAAACGCTCTTGAAGTCTCCAAAAGCTTTCTAAATCAATCTGTGATGCTTCACAGGCTACAATTCCTTTGGGAGATTCCATTGCAAGGGTCTTATAATCACTTGCTGACTTAGTTTTTATCAAAATCGGGGGTTCTAGACCAGAAACTGTAATAGTTCCGGGGTTTATAGGCTTAGTTACATCCCCAAGTAGCGATAATTTAGCTAGGTCCTGAGAAATATAGCTAAATTCTGCACGGGTACGCTCATAATCAGCAGCAACTAACCAGTAAGTGTCTCCCGGATTAGCAGTTCCGTCAGCCAAAGACTCTAAAATTTTGTTGACTAGGTAAATACTTGCTAATCGGCTCTTACCTGCTCTTACACCGCCTGCAACTAACTTGTACCTACAGGGATCATCAAGTATCTTTAACTGCTCTTCTGATGGAGTAAAGCCCATTCTATCGAATAATATATTGCGTGCATCACTATTCATGTCTTTATTCTACATGCGAATATGTAAATCTGTGAAGTAGTCCTTTACCACAACATACCACCACCCCATAAGCTATACCCTATCTCTAAAGTATGCAGATGGCAGATAGCGCTGTCCAGTATACGCTACCGCTCCTACTGACCAGCCCCCAGAAAATCAAAAATTTTTGAGCGTAACTCTCTAGGACTAGCAATATATACAAGATTTTCTAAATAAATAGATGCAGGCACCAATATAATTCTAGAGTCTATATATCTTAAATTTAGATGGATTTATGAGCTTGCGGGAGCTACGATATTTTAATGTTGTTTGGCCCTGTTGATTCCTATTTCTTGCGGTGCATTTTCCCCAGTGTCTCCGGAGCTTATGGCCCTTAATGTTGCGATGAGTTGCTGGGCTCCCTCATTGGAAGAGACATAAGAAGTTTTTGGAAAATCCAGCGGTTTAAATGTTTGGAGCAAGTAAAGCACAGCATTAGACCGCCTAGCATCTGCCAGCCCGCCATATTGAATATTATTTAATGTTTTTAAGCTCCATCGTGCGTGAGCAACCGAAATGGCTTTAAATACTTTTATCGCCCTTGTTGCTTGTTTATCGGTAATAACCCCAGCTTCTAGCATATCCCGGCCCGTGCTAAGTAAATCTTGTAGTGACGTGCGGGGAATCCCTAAAGATTCACCGGATAAATATACGCTTCCGGTTTTTTCAATTAACCGGCACAACTTCCGGAGCTTCCGAAACGTCAATTTATTTAGTAATCGTTCACCAATCATAATATTTAAGAATAATAATAATGAATTATCTTTGTTTATAGAATATCAAGTGATATTATGAATAAATCAATAAATAACTAGATATATATATCTAAGGGCCAATACCAAGGATATATATACCAGATAGGGAGAATATATATATGGATAATATATATAAAGAAGATGGCCAACTTTTATTAAATGGCCCTTTGAGCCTTGGCGGTTCTAATGGATTGCTTAAGCTCAAAGAAAACGGCCCGGCCTTCGAAAATGGCCGGATTAAACACGGCTGGATAATGGAGCCTAATTATTACTTAGGGGAGCCAGATTATCAACAGCCAAAAATTATCACTTATTCAAAGTGCCTTGAGTCGTGGGGCTTTAATAATGATGAATTTGATGCGGGGAACAAGGTAAGAAGGAACTTTATAAATGTTGATTGGAACGGCTTAACGCTTATTGAAAATTTAAGCGTACCCAATAAACGGGTAAATAAGAACTTACCGGAATTAATAAGCTGGGCGTTTATGATTGAGCCTTTTGAATCAAGAAACGATCTGGCGGATAATATCGCATTACGTCACAATGTTTTGCGATTAGTTAGTGATAATATCTTGAATTTTCAAGAAGTGATCCAAGGGAATATATTCAATTGGACCACTAACAGCATGCAAAATATTACAGCGTGCGGGATTGAATTAAATGGATAAAATTACTACTAAATTTCCAAAAATGATTAATAACGGGCTGGATGGTGATAACTTCCGGCCCGTTATGCGTAATGGCTCATTATTGCATGTAATTACGCCAGTAACTAACACGCCAAAATTAAGCGCTAAGACTATTGAACGGGAATATATACCCGGACAATTTAGCCCGAAGGTTGGCAGAAATAGGCAGTTTACCAAGGGAGACTTTAAGGGTGCATATTTTTATATGCTAACTCTAGTTGAACGGGAGACGTGCCCTACTACCTGCAACGCTTGGAACTTTTGCTATGGTGATAATTCACCATTTATAAAAAGATACAGGCCAAACACTGGAGCGTTTACACGTGCACTAATTAAAGACGTTGAGACACTAAGCAAGAAGCATGCAAACAACCCCGCAGGCTTTGCGGTCCGGCTCCATGAGTTGGGAGACTTTGCAAGTGTTGAATATGTTGAATTATGGGCCCGATTATTAGATAAATATCACAATTTAAATATTGTTGGCTATACCCACACACAGGGCGATATTAGCCGGGCAATTGATAAGATGCAGGCCCGACACCCTAACCGGTGCCGGATTATGCAAAGTGATATTTCTAGTGAGACGGCCAGACCCTACAGCATCACGGACACCCCAGAACACCGGGAGCGGTTCCCGCTGGCGTTTTCTGGCGATGCGGTGCGGTGCCCTGAGCAATCAGGCAAGACGGCAAGCTGTAGCACTTGCGGGCTTTGCTACAACGGCAAGACTAACGTTATTTTTAACGTTCATTAATAAATAAACTTATGGCCCTGAGCATGGCCCTAAACTGCTTAAGGGAGTAAAAAAAATGAATAAAGATGAAATAATTGAAGCAATACTGGACGGAATAGACGACCGCTATGGGTACCTTTTTGAAGATGCAAGAATGATGCTGGAGCAGGGATTGAGCACATGGCCAATTAATGATTTAAAGGCTAAAGCAATTGATGAGTTCAATATTAAAGTTGATGAAGATCAATAAACCCAGTAAGAAGGGCCCGGCCGGGAGCGGTCGGGCCCTTCTTTTTTTGTGTTCCATGGAACGGCCACACAAACCCCAGAGACTCCGGCTGCAAAATGAGCACAAAAAAAATATGAGACCAAGGGGAGAATCTTGATCTCATATTGAGAGAGAGATAGAGAGAGAGACTAAGCCTTTTTTAATATTGCTTGTAACTCTTTTACCTGCTCATCTGTAATAGCTTTAAAAGCTAAATCTAATCTAAGTGGCATTACAATTGCAGTGTTGCACCCATCACAACACCGGCCCTCTAAGGGCCTAGCGTTGTGAGTTTGTCCGTAAAGACTGCCTTTGCAAATTGAGCATCTTTTATTTACTAATGGCATTAGCTTTGCTCCATTCTTTGCCACACGTCACCAGCCGGCACAACGTGTGCCTTCTGTGTGTGCTTCTCAAAGTAACTTGCAGGAACTTCTAAAAGCTTTGCTCCCTGCTCTTCAAGTTCTGTTGCTCTGTCATAATCTTGTACAGACTTTGCAACACTTGTAAGAGCGTTACTTGCTCCCCATTTATTCATGCCGAACTGGTCCGCATCTTTCAAAAGGTTTGCAAGAAAACCATTGCTCTCGTAATCACTGAGTTTGAATTTTTTAGTTACATCTTCAGCAAGTTTTTCTGGCTGGTTAAATGTAACTTTTTTAGCATCAATTATTTGTTCAGCCAATTTGTCCATTGTCTCTTGCTTCATTGATGCTTCAACAGCATCACCGATTTGAGACCATAGTAACTCGCCTTCTTTTTTAATTGTGTGCTCGCTGACATATTCATCTTTAGACATGCCAACGTGTATCGACCTTGTTATTTGTCTTTTGATTGCTCCATTTGTGCACCACTGGTAAAAATACCCTTCATTCATTTTGAAGGATGTTGTGCCAGTTTCGCTGTTGACAATATCAAGCATGTAATTAACTGGATGCCCGTCTATTTCAACAGCAAGATTTGTGTTAACAAATTTCATTCTTGTTGATGTTTCGCCAACGTGTGCTGACTCCAGATAAAAGCCTGAAGTGTCTGACAACTCAGACTCTAAAGCTCTTGTCAAAGCATCAACTGCCGGCATGTCATCAAGCAGTTTGTATTTACTTGATAGCATTGTTCTTATTACTCCGTCACGGCCGTCTTTGCCGTTTAACATTCTAAACAACTGCCGGCTGTGGGCCGGTGCATTGCCTTGAGCATCAAACCTTGTAGTGGCTGGAAACTCAAAGAAGTGTGCAATGTTAGTTAGCATCATGTCGTTTAATGAGTCTAATTCGTGCTTGTAATGCCACATTACGTGGTCATCCGGAATGTTTTCCTTTCTTGCTTCTGTGTAAGCGTCAATGTAGTTACGCCTTGCAAGGTTAATCTTGTTAACCATTTTTCGCATATATGTTTGCGAAATATCAGCCCATGCACCAAACTTTTCTAAAAAGAATGGACTAGGAATAAATGTTGTAGTATCCCCAGTAAGGTTGTTGCCAGCTTCAAAGACTAGCCCTGAGTATGGCAAAGGATCAGCGGTAAATTCCGTGGCCCTGTTTCTTGGCTGAAGATAGCCGTGCATATCCCTTGTAGGAATAATGACATCCTTTTTAAGCTCTTCTCTCTCAAGAAGTGCTGTGAATAAGTTCTGCATGCCATCGGATGAGTTCGGCGTGCATACTATGTTACCTTGTTTCATTTAGGTAAGCTCCTTTTTGTTTTAAAACACCAACAGAGTCAATGTTTTCTAGTTGTATGATTTTTTCTTGGTACAACGGCAACGGCTGTGTGTTGCCAGATTCCCATCTTCTAACACTTGCCACACCGCAGTTAATCATTTCTGCCAGCGTATCCTGAGAAATACCAAGAGTTTTTCTCAGGTTTTTTAATCTGTCAGAATAGTTTGCTTCCATCGCAACCCCTTTCTGTATCGTTGTAACTAAATCCTATATTATAACTATCAGGTGATATTAGCAACTATGGGTAGGTAATACCAAGCTTCATTCTTAATTTCATAAGCTTTCTTATTCGCTCATGGCTGGCTTTGCTTGGTGCAAATCTGCCAGTCTCCCAGTTCCTGTAAGTAGATAATGTTACCTTGAAAATCTTTGCGGTCTCTTCTTGAGAGAGAGAGTTGACTCTTCTGTATTCTTTAAGCCAGAGAATTAATATTTTTTGTCTGTCTGAGTTCATAGTCTTAGAGAGACCGGCAGTGGGATGTCATCGTACTTTAAAGAAAGCACCCCTTTAAAAGTTCTACTACAATGTTAAGGTTACACCGCCGGCCAAGTTATTTAGTAATGGTGTAGGTGAAAGCGTTTTTTTAGCGCATTGGTTTAGCGAGAGATCACCCCGCAAGGATGCCAACTGCTCTCTAAAAAACATCTTTTTGTTTCTTTCACCAGCCACCACAATCAATTAATAATGATTACTGGTGAAAAGACCGGCAATTGCTCAACTTACTCTTTTCTTTAAGTATATTTGGGTACCCTTTTCCGAAGATACACCAGCAACCATTGACATCAATATTAACACCAATTATTATGGTAAGTCAATACAACTAATAAAGGAGCAAGAATGACACAGACTTACACAGTTGAAGAGTATTCGCAAGACACTAGATCGTTTGAGATTGAATCAAACATCATACTTCCAGAAGAAGTAATAAGGGATGTTTACTATGAATGCGATTTTATAAAAGATGTTGAGTATGATTTGACTGATGCAGTACGGGCCCATGACTTCTGGGAAGATGCAAAACTTCCTGATGACCTTAAAGTTACAATTACTTTTGGGGGCACGGAGTATGGCGATGATTGCCAAGTAGAAGTATACAGACACACAGAAGATGGCGCATCTGTATCTTTTGAAGGCAAAGGTGCTGAAGATGTACCTGATTACGGAGACAAAGTCTAATGGACATGAACTTCCCGGTAAAAAGGAATGAGTTGGGGGCTGACTGGCAACGCAAGTATAAAGTTTTTATAATGCACGGCTGGTCAGGCTCCGGCAAAACTACTTACGTAAATGAAAATATAAGAAATTATGGTAAATACATACAGAATGTTGACGTTGTTTGCTCTGCTGACGATTACATGATGGTTGACGGCGTGTACAGCTGGCAAGCTGACAAGCTACAGGATGCACACGAAAAATGTCAGACTAAATGCGAAGAAGCCATGAAAGCAGAAGTGCAAAGAATATGGATAGATAATACTAATACCAAGAAAGAAGATTGTGAATTTTATATTATGAAAGCAATTGAGTATAAGTACCAAGTCTTTCACATTTTTTGCACACATGAGCTGGGCCGGTATAATGGTAAGGCACCCTTCCACGTGGCATTAGACCAGCAAGTAGAAATGTATAGAAATTACGGCATTGGTATTGACCCACAAACAGTTAAAGATTTTGCATTAGACAAGGAGCAATAAAAATGAAAGATTATATTTCAGCTTCACAGATAAATACGTACCTTACTTGTGGCAGAAAGTACATGTACAGGTACGAACAAGGTTTAAGAATACCTTCATCATCTGGCGCTCTCATACGTGGCAGAGCAATAGACGAGACAGCAAACGATCATTTCATAAAGAAAGCTGACGAGTACGCAGAGACATTTGACACTGGTTTAAATAAAAACGATTTTGTTGACTTGGCTGTCACCAAGCACGATGAGATTGCAGATATAGAGACACCAGACGATTGGAAGAAAGAAGCAGATACAAGCAGAGACAAGACAAGTAAATTTGCAGACTTGTATCACGGCACGCATGGAGACAAGCTAAAAGCTAAAGACGTAGACTCTGTGCAAAAAGAAATCAAAGCTCACATTAAGTTTCCAGAGACTGAGATAAGTGAGTCATTAGAAGTAGATTTCTTAGGATATATTGATCTTATTGGTGCTGACAACACTGTGGTCGACAATAAGGTAAAAGGTAGAAACACATACGGCAATCTTGCAAGAGACTTGCAGTTGGCTTTGTACTCATGGGTAACTGGTATTAAGAAGGTAGCAATTGCGCTAATTCTTGATAAAAAAGAACCTGAGTCAAAGTACCTTACACGCAACATACCAGACAGCGGTCGTACAGCTGTTCAAAATAAGATGTACGATGTTGTGACTGGCATAAAGAAAGGCGTTTTTTTACCAGCACCAGAAGGTAGCTGGGCATGCAGTTCTAAGTTTTGCGAGTTTTGGAACATCTGTGATTATGGTGAGAAAGCCGGGAAGGACACATGGAACTAAAAGTAAAAGAAACAGACAAAGAATCAGGTGACATTTTATACGAACCTGTGGAAGTGCCTGTGCAAAAAAAATACGTTGCTGATACTGGTAGCGTAAGCTTTATTTTTGATGAGCTACAGCCGCCGGCTGGGGGCCCATCAGCAAATGGCTTTTGCGGTATGACTAAAACTATGGCCACTAAACTACAAAACGTACTAGCTACCATCGACAAGGGCAGTATGGTAAAGGTAACTTTAGTAGACAAGATGAACAATGGCCAACAAGGTTACAGAAATATCGTAAGACTAGAACCTTTGGACATAGGTGGTGAACCTGTTGTTACAGAACAATCAACTCAAGAAGTGGCAAAGCCGGTTGTAAATACAAAAACAATTGGCCGTGTACCGCCAGCTTGGGAAATGGGTGTTGATTACAACGACAGAAAAGACAATAAAATTTGTTTGAATGTTGCTTGTAATAATGCTGTAGCAATGTTTGGTCACATGTCTACTCTCATGAATGATAATAATGCAGACTGGAGAGAAGATCATGCACCTAAATACCAACAGACTTACGACTTGGCTATTTCTTTAATAGAAAAGCTAGCTTCACTAGAAATAGAAGAAGAAGAAGTTGTAGATGAAGAATAAATTTCCAAACAATTGGGAATGGCAGAGCAGTGCAAGTGGTAACACGCTCCTTATACTACTTGCACTTGCCCGCTTTAGTAAAAAATACGAATCAGGAATTTATTATACAGGGACAGCTACTGATTTAGCTAGACTTACAAAACTAAATGTTAGAACAGCACAGCGTGCAATAAAACAGTTAGTTGACACTGGGGTAATTACAAAAGGTGACGACAATATGTCGTTAACAAAAAATATGATTGTAGTTAAAACAGCGACAATATGTCGTTTCTTAAATAAAGAGAGCGACAATATGTCGCAAGAGAATCTTTCCCCCAATGAATATAATAATCTAGATATACATACTATATATAATTCTAACCCCCTATCTAAAGGGCAGATTGATTACATAAGGAGCAAGTTTAAAAACGTAGACATTGATTTAGAAGTAGAAAAATTTAAGGATTACTGGTCTAGTAAGCCAGAACCAAAAACTTGGTCAGGTTACAGAAGGCTGTTAACATGGCTAGACAAAGCAGAAAGGCAAAACAATGAAAGATTTAAAGGCAACAGATTTTCACGGGGTAAAGCAAACCCAGTCACAAACCAAATTGACGAAAGAACAAGAGCAATTGCAGAAAGGCAACGAAAACTTAGGGAAGGTAAAGTGTAATTGTATGGTGCCAAGCGGTACGTCACTACCTAATCCGTGTGATTTAGTATCTCATGACGTCAGAATTGCAGAACTTACAAGTAAGTTTTTACAGAAAGGCGTGTGTACATGCGAAGGACTTGAGTATGTAGGTTTTCATTTTCCTGTACAGCACCCTGATTTTGGTAAACTGGCAAGATGTATTTGTGCAAGAGAAACCCAAACACAATCTAAAAAAGACTTTTTAATTAAATCTAGCAGGCTAGTAGAAAATAAAAGTTTTACAGATTTTAATTTAAAACTTAACCCTAAATGCAAGGAAGGTTATGACATGGCATTTGAGTGGGCACAGGGCAGAAACACACCAATAGTTATGTTGTACGGCCAAACTGGTGTTGGTAAAACGCACTTAGCTGTAGCCGCTTCATGGGCAAAAATAGGTTTAGGGCATCCGGTATTGTTTTATAGTAGTGCTGAATTAGTAAGAAAACTACAATCAGGCGTTAACGACAATACACTTGATGACACCATAAATAGTGTGAAATCTGCACGTAATTTAGTAATTGATGATCTTGGAAGAGAGTACACTACCAACTGGACAACTGCCATATTTCATGAAATTATTGATTACAGATATAATAACAGAAACGACATCAACACATTTATTACCACAAACCATTCTTTGTCAGAGCTAGAAACAATACTTGGATTACCTGTAGTTAGTAGACTTACAGACCATGTAGCTAGCAGTGTTGTAATAATGGATGGTCAAGATGTTAGGAACAAGGACAGATGAAAGTAGAAATAAAAAAAGAATTAGTTGTTGAAATAAAAAACATGGTTGGTGACGATGAACATTTTAAAAATAAATTAGAAGTTTTAGCAAACATATTAATTAAAGATGAAATTAAAAGACACAAATCACATTCATAAATTTATTTACCCGCCCCCTGATGGGCCCGTATCTGTAGGAAAGTGCAAGTGTGGAGCTAAGAAAGAAGGCTACAACAGCATGGATGGCAGGTTTGGAAGTGTATGGAGAAAGAAAAATGGATAGATCAGTATGGAAAAATTGGGAACGTAAAGTTGCAGAGTGGTTTGGCGGTGATGCTGTTAACGCAAGAAGAATACCTGTAACAGGTAGGCAGTCAGGTGATGTGCCTGATGTAGAAACCATTAAGTTTGCCATAGAAGTAAAAGCAGGCAAAGTTGTTAGCACAAGGACACTGAAGGCAGTTGACCAAGCTAAGAAAGCTGGTGCTTCTACTAATAAAATACCGGTGGTAGTGCAAGTGCATAAAGTAAATAAAACTGTAGCAGTGCCGCTTGTAACACTTGATTTAGCTACATTTCTTAAACTTACAGAAGGCATACGTAAAGAAGAAAAAAGAATAAAGAAGAGCCTTGACTCAAGCAAGGAACTAGGAATATGAACCGCAAAGAAATAGAACAAAAGATATTAGATTACTTTGGTAATGACTTGTCAGGTACTGAAGTGTTGTTACTAGATGGCTTGGATAGTGCTTTCATAGGTCTTGGCCAAAACTTTGACAGAACAATAGCTATCTATGATAGGCAGAAGTGCATAGAAGTGCTTATGGAAGAGCAGGGCATGACAGATGTAGAAGCGGTAGATTACTTTGAGTACAATGTTACCGGCCAATTCCTAGGACCTAACAACCCTGTGTTTGTAGAACTATTCTAAAAATTCATTCTTTGTTGGGAAATTTTTAGAACGTGTCCAAACTTAGAATGGACAGTTTTTATAACTACTTTTTAGAATTTCCCAGCCAACCTAGAATTTTACAAACTTGACAAAACATATCACCTGATATATAATAGTAATATCAATTAACAACTAAATAGAAAGGTGCATTTATGAGAAAGTGCGAAAAATGTGGTAGCCGTAGTAAAAAATACAAGCTAGGTGATAGCTATCAAACTTGTAACGATTGTGGCAACAAACAAGAAAAAGACAAATTTTCACTTGCGTGGGAAGCAAACATGCAAGCATTGATTGCTAGAATTTATGCAAACGATGATGGTAACGAAGAATAAAAAACCTTAAGAATCAAAAAGACCGGGCATCACTGTCCGGTCTTTTTTTTATCAATACAACCAGCCAGAAAGGAAGCTAGTTAAAATAATTATACTACTATTCTTCTGATTCTAAAACTTTAAATCCAAGCCCAATAATGCCACCTACACAGCCAGTAGCAATCTCATTGTATTCAAAGAAAATGCCTAAGCATGACAATATCCCCAGTACAATAATTGCTAAAAATATTTGTGGTCTAAGTTTACCCATCATCTTTTCTTTTTCTTTTTCTTTTTTCGTAGAGCTTTAAAATCAGCTCCTGTTATTTTATTTTTTGGTTTAGCTGCTCTAGCTATTCTTCTTTGTCCAGAACTTAATTTTGCCATTATGCCCTTCTCTTTTTTGCTTTGTTTCTTTTAGTAATATTAGCCGCTTTCTTTCTAGCATCAGCTTTGCTTGTAGCTCCCCATGCCCTTAAAGATAGAAGCAACCTAGTTGGTTTACCATCTTTATATTCTGGGCCCTTGTTACCAGCCATACGAGCTAAGAAAGATGCTCTTCTTGGATTGTCGCCACTTTTTACAGGTCTTTTAAGGTTAGCACCTGTTGTTCTTTTAAAATGTGCCCTACCAGCGGCGTTTAAACCACCTTTAGGATTCTGAAATGCTTTCTTTACCATTAAGCTCTCCTAACTGCACGTGCAATGTTTTTTGAATATTTAACTCTACTACCAACTCCACCTGCTTTTTTCTTCTTTCTGTTAGTAGCGGCTTTCTGTCCTTTAGTTAATCCAGCCCTTACTGATGCAGGTAAATACCTACCCCTTTTACTCTTTGGCTTTTTTTTGTCACTAGCTGATACGTAATCCCATTTTTGAGAGCCCCATCTTTTTAGTGATCTTTGCGATTTTGCCAGTGCCATTATTTATAACCACCACCAGCTGCTTTATACCTACGTGCAAGCATTTGAGCTTTTCTAGCAGACCACTGTCCGGGTGCTCCACCTTTATTGCTTGCTTTTATAGAATTAAACAAGCGTTTTCTCATAGCAGGTTTAGTGTAGTTACCTGCTTCATTCACCCTAGACTTAGTTTTTTTAGGTCTAGATGTTTTCCTCGGTGACCTTCTTGTTCTACTTGCCATTTCCTTTTAATATTCCTAATCCGTTTTTACCAGCTAACGACAACCATTCTTGTGGTGTCACTGATCCATCTTCAAGTATATCAGCAAATAGCTTCCCTATTCTCTCAAGTTCTTCTTTTTCATCTACATTTTTAAGTGTAGCTAAAAAAAACTTAACAATATTCTTGTAAGGTTGCGGTATTAGTGGCATGAGTGATGTAAATAATCTCATGTTCCTACTGCTTTCTGTGATTGTTTGTGGGCTGCTGTAAATGATGTTCCCTTAGCCATACGTCTTTTCATATCTCTAAGGTGTTTCGCTGTGTGGTGCTTACTATGTTTTTTCATAGTTTGTTGTTGTCTTGCTGTAAGGCCTGATAAATTTACGCCTTTTACAGTTATTGCTTTTTTCTTTTTTTTAGTACCTTCTGCCACCTGTTCTCCTAGTCATAGTTTTTTTAGCGCCATTTCTTTTCTTTTTAGGCCTACCAACAGCTTTTCCATACGTTCCTTTACCTTTTGGCATTTTTTTTCTCCTTAAGTTCAGCTATTTCTTTATTTAATTCTAATACTTTTTCATGCAAAGATTCAACTATGCACTTTAATCTAAGGTTTTCATCGTTAGCTAAAACTTTTTGCATAGCTGACTCTGTTATTACAATTTCATTGCTTGGTGTAGTCATATCTTCTCCTATAACTCAGCTTCTATTCTAGGCAAACCAACTTCATCTAGCATTTCATTATACCTGTTTAAGGCAACAGTATCTAATGTCCAATCAGTATCGTATGTAAAATAACCAGAAAAAAACTTTGTTGGTGCAGTTACACCTGTAACTACTTCATGTGTAGCATCAGTCATATCTTGGTCGTATATTCCACCATTATTATATGTAGAGCCATTAGAGCCTAAACTCACTACATCATTATCATTAAGAACTGCTATTACTAAATTATCTGATTTTCTTTTTATTATTTTAGCCATACTAACCACCCATCTCTAAAAGAATATAATAAGGGTATCGGCTATCATAATCAGTACCAACAATCATTGTTGCACCACCAGCAAACGCTGACATATCTTGCATTGATGCACCACCTCTAAAGAAAGGGTCATCATCTGTGCTTATCGTAATTAAACTACTAGAGTTGTGGCTTGTAAATCCACCTGAAGCATCATAACTAAATATTTCTAACTTTTCATCACCATCTTGACCATGTGTAGCAAATCTATTTCTAGCATGACTGTATGCTATAGTTCCACCCTTACCACTTTGACTTATAGTGGTTCCATGACTAACTGCAATACCAGTTGTATCCCAATTTATACCACTACCAGTATTTTCAAATGCAAATAATTTTGGTGCAGTGCTAGATGAGTTTGTTGAACTTGCTACAATAAAATGGTCAGATAATGTATCATAAACCATCCAATGACCACCATATCTACCACCTGCTGCACCATTTGTTGCGTTATGGTCACCAGAGCCATCACCTTGTAAAGAAAAACCTGAGTTGCTTGTAAGTTGTGTTTGGTTTGCTGCTGCTGGATTTCCAGAACTATTGGTAACCCTCAAAGCATATATACCAGTAGAACTACCATCTGCATCTGTGATTGCTACCCATTCAGTATTGTCAGGGTCGTAATGACATTTGATTGTAGGAAAACCTTGACCTGAACCACCAGTTGCCAGTCTTACATGGCTACTTTGCGTGATACTATTGTCGCTTGTGTCTACAGTTAATATTACTCCGTTAGGGTGATGATTGCTTGCATTACCACCTATCGTGTCATTTGCATTATTCCATACAACTAAACATTTACCTGTGCTTTGGTCTACTGCTAATCCTTGTTGTAACAACCCTTGATTGTATCTGCTGTATGTACTGTAACCATTTTGTATAGTTAAAGTAGTTCCCCAAGATATTGATTTATCTGATGCAATAGTTCCACATCTTGCATATATTGTATTATCACCACCACCAATCCACGCAGTCCAAACTCTGTTGTTATACTTATCGTAATCACAAGAATTACCAGAAAATGCGTTAGATGACTCTATAGTCTGAACTGAACCCCAGTCAACATTTTGGTTGCTAGAATTAAACGAACCAACAACTGCTCCACCACCACCACCATTTCTAGGAAACTGCACATATACAAAGTTGTTATCTTCATCATAAGTCATATTGGAACCATAGTTACCTGCAACTGCTACTTGCGTATAAGATGTTACTAATCCTATGTCTATTGTGCCAGTAAACTCTTGCCCATTTATATTTTTAATGTTGGCATCAGTAAGACCATTTATATTTTTAATATTTGCTATTGCTACACCATTAAAACTTTTTACTTGATTAGCCATTAATCCCTTTCTATAACATCCAAGCTAGGGCTAAAGTAAAGTGTATCTGCTGATAAAGCTATACCTACTTTTTGAATAAAATGTCCATCAGTTGTTGATGGTGATTGTGTAAAATTACCTTCTCCACTATGGTCTGCAAATACTGCTTCTCCAATATTACTTGAAAAGTCAAACTGGTCTACATCTTTATAAAATCCTTGTAATAAAACTTTTATGTCTGCATCACTTCCAGAGCTGTTTGCTTCAAGAGCTATACCTATTGCTGGCATATCAGCACTAGCATCTGCGTGTGCTTGGTCAATTTTACCATTACCATCAATGTGAACTAACTCACCAACAGATACTCCAGTCAATGCAGTCATAGTTGCTACCATACCTGTTGCTGTATCATCTGTAATTGAAGCATCTTTACCTACAAATACTGCTTGTGTTAGGGCAGTAAGGTTATCTATCTCACCTTCCATGTAAGTAGCAAGTGTCTGAACTTTAGTTTGTTTCATTGTGCCGCCATCGTTGGTAACAATACCATCATCATCTGCAATGGCATCTGTTCCTACTGTAGTATTACCATCCATAATATTAAGTTCTGTTGCAGTAGCATCTACTGCTGCTAACTTAGTAAAATCAGCTTTTACCAATCCTGACACATTATCTAGTAAATTAAGTTCTGTAGCAGTCGCTGTAAGAGTTACATCTTCGTTTATTTTTGGTGATGTAAGTCTTTTGTTAGTTAGTGTCTGCGTTGTGTCATCACCAACTAAATTGGTAGCAGCAGCAGGTAATACTACTGTTACATTGCCAGAATAAGCAGAATGTGGTGATGCTTGTAATTGCGTGTAGTGTGCGTTTGATGATTCACAGTAAAATCTTACATAAGATTCTGCGCCACCATTTTTAATCGATATTGCACCTGATTCTATGTCTACACCATTTGTACCATCAATTCTTACTACACCTGTACCATGTGGTGTAAGTGCTATGTTTCTATTACTAGCACCTGTTACTATTGCTCTTTCTAGTACATCTAAATCTCCACCAAGTTCTGGTGATGTATCATCTACTACGTCTGTCATAGTTCCTGATGCAAGACCAGATACAAGTGTTGACCTTGTAACTTTTTTTAAAGCGCCATCAGTATCGTCTATTGCTAACAAAGTATCAGCTGCTCCTATTGACGATATTGCAGATAAACTTGTAATTGATGTTGGGTTAAAGTTTGTACCATCTGCTATTAACAACATACCTGCTGTGTTAGTACCCATAAATAAATCATCACCAGTAATTGTCAAATCGCCACCAACTGTTAGATTTCCTGCTGTAGTAACTAAACCTGCAAAAGCTACAGTGGAGCTGGTTACAGTAGAGTTTGGTGTCAATGTCATGTGCGCTACTGCTGAACCACTAATTTCACTATTTATAGTTAGTGTTCCACCATCAGCTACACTAACCTGCCATTTATCAGCATTGTCATCGCCTTGATCTGCTTGTAATTTAAGAACAGCAGGAGAGCCATCATCTTCCGATTTAATAGTAAAACTATCTGTGGCCATACTTACTGTGCTTGTTGTTATATCAAATGCAGTACCACCACCTATAGCAGAACTCATTACAAATACTTCTGTTAGACTTCCACCACTCATCACAGAGTACCTTAATTCACCATCTTCTGAACCATTTGATACATCGTTAGCTTCGGCAGTTATCCTAGCAAATTCTGTTGAATTACCACCATCGTCATTTAATTTAAAAGATACGTAAATTTCATCACCATCTGCTCTTGTAGAATTGTTACCACGTAGTTCTAATACTGCGTTTGATGCGTTATTAGTAGCGTTTTCTACTCTTAATGGGTATGTTGAATTGCTTTCACTGCTAATAAACTCACCCATAGTAGCTTGTACTTCTTGGTCACCTTTAATAAACCTGACTGACGAACCAAAAGTTAATTTAACATCATAAGCTGCTGCTGGTTGGCCACTAAAACTCCATTTACCATCTGAGTTTGTACTGGTAGATGCAACCTGTGTACTGGTGTTTTTAGTCAAAAGTTGTACAGTAGCGCTTGGTATTGCTGCGCCTGTATTGTCAAATAAATATCCTGTTAATTCAGACATTACCCTGCTCCTATTCTAGAGTGATCTCTATAATTTAACGCTTCTCTTATAAAATATTCTGGATTTGACTCTAAGTCAATGTCATCCACAAATATTAAGGTTACACCTTGTGAAGCTAATTGTTCTCTAGCAATTAAGTCTCTTGCTATATTAACTGAACCTTGTTCATAATGATAGTATACACCTTGCACGTTAATTGCTAAATCAGGCGGATCAATAAATGCAAAGTCTATTACTAATCCACCCCTGTCAAGCCTGCCGCCAAACTGTCTTGACTGGTAAATAAAATCTGTTACTGGGCTTTTTCCTAGCCTTAGCAAAGTAACGAAGGTAATATATTCTGGGTAAGAACCCGGAAAATCTGCTGGCGGTTGTAATACTTGTCTTTCACGTGGTTGTGCTATGTCAAAGTCTCTAGTAGTCATTTATACCTGCAACAATGTTATATTTTTAGTAAACCTTTCGTCTGTGCCTGTAAGTTCTAAACCAGATACTTGTGCTACATCAACATAATAAGTTTGTGATGTGTTGTTATCTTTGTAAGTAAACTCTACCAATTCATTAGAATTTATAGCTGTTGTTAAATTATTTTGTAGTTCTGCGGCTGTTTTACCCTTGTATGTTTTCCTGCCTTTTGGCATCATCAAGTTTACTGTTACTTGGAAACCAAACTTAGGCTCTAGTTTTCTTCTAAAACTAAACTCCATTCTTGTTATTGCAGGGCTTACAGTTTTAGTAGTACCACGTGCATAATCCATCTTAAACCTTATTGATTTAAATGTTTTACCTACAGGGTCATTGTTAGAATCAAAAAAGTCTAATTCTGTTACACCATCAGAAGTAATAGCAATATTGCTGCCTGATGAGTCTGTAAACCTAGTGTAGCTTATTGTTCCGTCAGTCTGTGTAGCATCATCAATAGAAAAAAATGGTGTTATTGTCTCTGTAGATGTGCAACCTTGGGTTTCTATTTTTAATTTAATTGCTAACTTGTCAGACGTAATATCGTCAGCATCAAAGTTAGGAAGTTGTATACTACCAGTTTCTGCAAACTCAAATGATGTTGTTTGGTCAGGGTTAATAATATCTTTACTTAAAGTTTGGTAGTACAGTTTGTTACCGGCAGAAAACCATAACCTGTACTCCGGGTCATTGTCGCTTGACCTTAATGCTGTAGAAACAAAAGCTTCTGTAACAACTTCTTCTGATGACGTTCCAGACCACAAGACTTGATAGCCTAGCTCATTAAAAGCTAAAACTGTACTTGTGCCAGTATTGTCTATTACATCTGACCCTAAAAATCCACCATCAGAACCATTTGCACCACCGGCAAACAGCAACCCTTCGCTACCTGACGTGCCGTCACATAAAGCAATTAAGTCGTTGTGTGTACCAACTAGCTTCCTAATGTTGCCACGTTTTTCTATTGGTAGCCCATGGTCTCTGTCAGGGCCCACCACTGTAAGTGTACTTGTATCGGCAACTTTGTACTTGTATACACCTAGTCCTACAGGAAAATATATTGCATCACGCCATTTAACTGTACCTTGTCCGCCTAATGGATGAAACGGAAATGTTACTTCGCTTTCTAAAAATTTAGTGTTTGTATTGTCGTGTACAAATAGTCCTTGTTTAGTATTTGCATACAGTATAGGGTTACCTGCTACATCCCTTCCTACAAACAAGTCAGTTACACTGTCATCTGGCAAGTTTAATTGTGCATCATTTGTCCATGAAGTTCCGTTAGATGAATATGCAAGCAATCCTGCTTCAGAAATACCATACAGTCTGTCGTTCCATACTGCTAAAAACTTAGGTGTAAAAGCATCTGAGTTAGTTGTAGATGTTCCATTGCTTGAAAATGAGTACCCGTCAGTATTGGCTGCCCAAAAAATAAATAGTGTACCACTAATTCTAAAAGTTGTTACATCAGTTGGCGAACCTGCCAATGTAGAAATACTACTATAGTTTAAACCAGCTTGTAATTCATAAAGGGATGAGCCAAATGTTACAAATAGTTGGTTGTTGTAATCGTGTATTGTTGTAATATTTGCAGTGCCAGAAGGCGCATCTAACTCATTGCTAAGTGGCCCTAGTATTAGATGATCTTTAAATCTTAATGTTAAATCACTAAACCAACACCTGTCAGATGTGCTACTATCAATACCTCTTTCTATGCCAATACCACCTCTAAAGTCATCAAATGCTATTGTAGAAACGTGTTGCTGTGCTTGTGGGCTTGTATCACCTACAGTAATCTTTGGCGCAAACAATGATGTTAAAACTTTTCTTGGTGGTTGACTGATTGGGTATCTTACATTGTTTAGCAGTATTTCATTTTTATCTACTACCGATGCCATTATTTTGTTTCAACTCCATAATAAGTTGGTTCTCTTGACATTCTGTCAGCTGCTAATAATCTATATTGATTTGCAAGTGTTCTAGACTCATCAACATCAGTAAGCCTACCACCTGACATAGCTTGCAATAATCTTGCAGCAGCTAAAAACTCTACAGTAGTTGCATCTATTTCACACGTTGCACTATCAGTAGTAAGTTTTGCAGGCGTATCAAACCCAACAAGTTTAATTTTTTGATTAGATATTTTTGCTCTACCTTCTGGTGAAAAGTTAAGTGTTTGATCTTCCCTGTTTACACGCCACAACCAGCCGGGCCTTCCCATATCTTCAAACTCTTCTGTGTTTGATGCTATAGCCTGTATTTGGTTTACCCATATCTCAGCACTATCTAGCTCTGTAGCGTGGTTAGAAACGAATTGTAAAGACTTTATAGCGGTATCAAGCCAAGGATTAGTAAGAGTTATGTTACACCTTGTCCATGTATTTGCAGATAATGCAGGCAAAGACAATGTTTCTCTTGTTGTGCCTGTGTTGTCTGTTTCTCTAAGTTCTAACTCTAAACTACCAGATGACAGTGCGGTAGAACTTTTTACCCAAAACTCAATTTTATCAGTGTGACTAATATCAACTGCACCCGATAAATTTTTGTATGCTAAAACTGTACCATCTGCAATACTAGAGCTAGAGTTTAGTAAATTTAGTGATGCACCACCCTGCCTAAATTCGTTTGTATCTTTTGATACAGTAGTTAAAGCAGGACCCGAAGTACCAGCCACCCAATCGTCAGAGTTAGCATGATTTAACAATTTGTGTGTAACTTTATTTCTAACTTTTACGTTACTTAATATTTTTATATTGTTTGGTATTGTGTAAGTTCTTTCTTTATTTGTGCCAAACAATGATTCGTCTTGGTCAGGCACCAAAAATGTTTGCGACAGTTCTTCTATTGCATCGTTAATTAAAGTATTTACACGCTCAGGTGGCATGCGTTCATCCCAAAGCTCATAAGTATCTGAAGTGGTTGGGGTAAAAGATAAAGCAGTTTGAAGCGCCAAAGTTGTACTACTAGAAGTATAGTCTGTTACTCGCCTGTATTCTGCATCTGCCGTACCAGCATCACTAATAGCTATAAACCTGCCATTGTATTCGTCATCACCGCCAGTCAACCCATTGCTATCTATAACTTGTGCTGATGTTCCTGTGCCGTTTACAGTACCAGTAACCATTGCACCTGTCATTTCACCTATTGACTGACGTATTTGTTTTCTTGTTTTGCTGTTAGTGTTTATTGGCATCAGTAATATAATTTATTGTTTGTACTTTCCATGATTTTACGCTTTTCTTTTATGTACTCACGTATGGCAGCACCCACTTTTTTCTTTTCTTCTAAAGTTACCGGTGCTTTTTTGCCTTGTTTTTTCTGAGCCTTTTCACGAACTTGAACCATCCAGTTCTCAACAGCTTGCCCAATAATATCTTCTAGCCTTGCTTGTTCTATATCTGTTTCGGCAACAACAACAACTTTACCAGTTTTACCTGTTACATGGTCAACGGCTTGCACTACATGAGTTGTAGTTGTGTCGCCATCTTTTAATGTTCCTGAGCGGAAAGATACGTCATGTGTAGCTGAAGGTGGTGTCCAAATGTCCATAATGCTCCTTTATGTAGCGGACCGGATTGTAACTTTATTTTGTCTTGAAGGTCAAAAATGAAACTGGCCCGCTACAAATATTCAATTATTTATGATCTGATACTTAACATTACCAAACCTTTGTCACCAGAAACTGATGCTACTCCCATAGCTGTTCCTATTGGCATAAGGTCGGTTGCGCCAGAACTATCACAAAGTGTAGCTGTACCACTCTGTCCTGATACTTGGGAAACTTCAATAGAGTCACCAAGTGTTAGGGCAGTTGTACCACTAACTGCAACAGAAGATAGCCCAGACGATTGTATCCAGCAGTAGTAACTAGCTGTCACAGGTATGGTTGTTACTCCAAGCGGACCTGTAGTTTGCGTACCATCACCATCAATAAGTTTTACATCTGTGTAAGGATTGTAAACTAATTGTGCTTCAGTATCAGTTGTTATTGCTGTTCTAAGCCCGTCAGGCTCGTCTAATGTAATTAACACTGTAGCATCTTCTGAAGCATCATGTGCAGGGTGAGATTTTATTCTATATATTTCACCTTCACCGGCTTCATCGTTAAATACTAAGTATCCATCTGCGTATTGGTTTTTAGTTAAGTCTGTTGTAGGAACTTCTAAACTTACTTCGGTAGTACCAACTGCTTGTGCAGCTGTAGGCGGTACATCCATGTCGTGTGCTGCTACTAATGCAGAACCATCTACTATCATTCCTGCTGTTGATATTGCAGCAGAACTATTTTTTGCGTACCAGAATACTCTACCATCAGGTAGAACACCTCTTGTACCTAGTTTGTGTTTTTGAGAAGCTGATTCCACCTTCTCCATGCCATAAGCCAAATTTACTGTTAATGGAAATGCCATATTAAACCCCCTTTTAGGTTATCTTAAACAGGCTCAAAGTCCTGCGATCAGTCGAAAAGATTATTCTGGGCTCGTCTGATCTTTACACCCAGTTATTCAGTTTTACTTGAGACGAACTTCCCAGATTTATCTCTAGGAAGTTCATTCTCTTTTGATTCTAGTTGACAGTGCTTACAAACACAAGTCTCAGATGGTGGAAAAGAAAGTGCTCCACGCCTACCTAAATTAGCTAAAGTTGCAGGATCACCGGGCTGGTTTCTCAAAACAGAGCCTTTTGGCTTTATTATGTCTCCACCAGTTGCGCTAATCACATCTTTATGCCAGTACAGGTCAACTTTGGGTTGCCAAGAATCTAACATTTCTTGTTTGTAACCAATGTCTTTTAATTCTTCCTGTAGCTTTTTTCTTTCCAAGTAATCCATCTATTCTCCTTATGTAGTCAAGTCTGCAATGTCGTACGTAGCACCTGCTCCTTTAGAGTCATCAAGTTCAAACACACCATAATCTGATGTCATAACAACTTCAGTAGCTCTTAGTGAAGCATCCCTTTGTCGTTCAACATTTTGTTCTACTGATTCTAAGTAAGCTATTGCTTCCCTAGCACCAATAAATCCAGTTGCATCGTTTGTTGCGTTGATGTTTTCTGCAAGGTTACCATCTTCAAACACAGGAACTCCGTTAAGTGGTTTAATACCACTGTAGAAGTTTCCTAGAAATTCTTGTGAGTAACCCTGTGGAATAGGTTGTCCACCAGCTAGTGCACTAATGCTTGATGCAGCAAGAGTGTAAATAGCGTTAGGGTGGTGTATGAAGTAAAGTTCGTTACCAAACTTGTTTGCTTTAGCGTTAGCGATACATGCACCTAACAAAGATATTGTTAGTGCTTTGTTACCACCAAATTGGTTTGAGAACCCAGAGTACAAGTCGTGCACATCTGTGTCCTTTTTCCTAGCCATAGCATCCCCCATTTGTCTACCGACAATTGTAAAGACGTTATCGTTTTGTTGTCTTAGTAATTTATCAGTGATGATAATCTTAGCTCCTACTTCTGATGCTGTAAGATCAGTAGTAGTCATTCCGATTTCTTCTTCATCGACAATGTCTTGACCATCTGTTAGATCGGACATTGACATTGTGCTTACTTTAGGCACAGTCACCTGCTTTGCACCTTGTGAAAGATTAAACTTTTCAACAAGTTGAACAGCTGGCGCATTGTGCTCTTCAGTAAATCTAGCTGCTGCTAGAATAATATTCTGGGCATTTTCTAAGTTCCCAGTAGTATTAGTTTGTGCCATTTTGCTCCTTAATCGGAGTTTATCTGCCCATCATTCGCCTTACGGCATCTGATGATTGTTGGCTTCTATCTCCGCTTAAATATTTTTGAATTAAACTTTGTTCATTTTGCGGACTGCCATCAGCTGCAATACTTTCAGCAGTATTGTGGCTAGGGCCAGAACTAGCAAGTTGATTGCCAGTTTGCACAAGTTTGCCAGCTACTTTAGCATAGTTTTCCATTTGCTCAGGTGTTGTAAAAACATCTAAAGCTGACGGATCAATGCCATATTGGTTGGCTATTTTATGTTTTGTGGTTAATCTGTTTTCTTGTTGGTTCTTTTCTCTTTGCTGTGCCAATCTTTCTTTTTCCTGATTAAGTTCTACCCTTTGCATGTAAATAGCTGCTTCATCAGCTGCCTGACGATTTGCCATTCTTCTTGCGGCGTTTGCATCATAACCTTGATCTACATAGTCAGCTGTAAGTTTTTCTGCATACTGGACTTTCTTTTGCTCAATCATATTTTGAGTTTCCTGTTGGGTAGCTCTTTTATTTTCGGCTTCAAGTTGTTCCATGCGTGCTTGCATTTCAACTAATTGCTTTTTAAGTTTATCTTGGTTCTTGTGCTCTGCACTTTGTAGTTTAGAAACTTCTTCTGGTGTAAAGCTTTTTTGTTCAGCTTCAGTATCCGCAGAAGATTGTTCGTTTGATTCTACTCCACTGGGCTCTTGCGCCTGATCCCCGTCACCAAGTAATGCAGTTTCATCACTCTGAACCTGTGTAGGCTCAGAATTTTGTGGTGCTTCTGGTTGAGTTTCAGTTGTGTTTTCCTGTGAAGGAGTGTTATCTGTCACCATGTATCCTCGTTAATAGTTTAAGTATATGATAATTTACGTTAGTCTTAACGTCAATCACTTAAACTCAGGAAATAATTCTGGTTCTCCAAGGGCTTCACTTAGTGTTGGCCTAGGTGTTGGTGTAGCTACTGGTTCATTTCTTTCTTGCCTTATGTCTAATAGTCCATCATTAGGGTTCGGGTCTAAATATTTTTTGTAAATGTAAAGCCTAGCTAAGTTTAAATAACCAGCATTGCCACCTTTAGCTGTAATTCTTGCTTCTCTTATTGCCTTGTCATACTCCGCACCATTTAGCGGGTTGTTAAAGTCACTTAGGTACTCGTAGCCCGGTGCATAAGTTTTTCTTGCTCTGTACTCTTTAATGTATTCGTTTTGTTCGTCTGTCCATTTCTTTTCTTGTTCTTCTATTAACTCCACAAACAATGCACCATCAAAAACTTGGTTTCTTACTGAGTTGTCAATTATTTCGTAATAATCGTACAAGGCAGCTTCATTTTGGTTTCTAGGGTCATTTCTTGTTTCATCAAGAAAATCAGCACCATTAGTTTCCCTATTTTGATCTCTTCTACCCCTAATGTAATCTGCCGTTTCTTGGCTGTCTCTTCTAAATTCACGTATGCTTGCTGCTGTAATGTCTCTTGGTTTGCCATCTACTGTGTAAAACAACTGGTTAAGCAAACTCATTTGTTTGTAGTAATACAAAGCTTCTATCTTAGCTGCTTCTTCTCTGTAACCACCAAACTGCATAGCAGATTCTAATCGCACAAGTTCTACACCCGGATCGTTGTTAATTTTTGCCAATGCAACTGCATCACCTTCGTCTAATATTTCACTGTAATCTTTGCCATAAAGTTTTTGAGATATTCTGTTTCTTTCGTTATTTAAAGTTTCTGGGTCTTTGGCATTGAAACCTAAAAACTCAATTATAGACCAATACCTTGGTTCGTCTAATGGTATTCCAAGTTGTTCTTTAGTTTCGTCACGTTCAGCTACTAATGATTCACCTAATTCTTGTGCAATAATAGGTATTCTTTCTTTTGACAAAACGTAAAGTCCATTTGCAGATACATCTATTATTTCGCCATCATAGGTTCTAATTTCACCTGTATTAATTAATTCAGCAAACGATAAAAGACCATTAAGACCTATACCTGCTTTACCTTCAAGCAACCTTATAAATTCATCATCTATTTTTTCAAAATCACCTTTGTTAGCATGATTTGAGCTTCTTGCAAAAGTTCTTAAAAATGGATGATATGCACCATAAATTGGAAATTGTGTGCCATCTGGTAGTACAGCATGCAGGTAATCACTTCTATCTGGGTTGTCTATGTTCATCATTTTACCTGTGCTTTTATAAGTTATTGCTACGCCAAGTAATCCCATTCCGCCAATAAAACCAGCCATTGACCTTCTTGCATATCTACCAGCTTCACCACCTCTAAAACTTGTGTAGAATTGTGACATAATTGCTCTAAAAAATCTTGCAGCAAACGCAGCAAATTGTTCAAAATCTGCTTGTTTACCATATACACCAATTTGTGCATAGTTTTCTGTACCAACGTCTCTTCTAATAGCACTGCCTAAATCAGCTAAATCTTTCCTAAACCTGTCTACATCAACGCCATCTTGTTTTAGTGCATTTAAGTCACCTAACAACTCTGCCCTGCTAGCTATACCATGTCTTTGCAATAGTGAAGCATCCCTTATACCCGGTAAAAAACTACCAACTCTTCTTGCATTTTTTTGCAAATCACTTATCTTTTTAATTTCTGTTGCTGCTTTCCATAATTCCACTTGCGCCACAAATACAGCTTTTTCAAAAAATTGATTTGTAGCATCAAGATATGCACCAAGAACTGGTATTTGTGTTGGGAAGTTTGAAATACCACCTGTGTACATAAATTCAGTTGGTAAACTAACAGCTCCCCACTTTATGCCAGTAACAACAGCTTCATAGTTTTTTTCAATGTAAGCGTAGGGGCTTTCAACATGTTTTATGGTTGAGTTAAACATTGCTTTGGCTA